TTAAATAACTTTTCTCATGCTCCCCTGCCCGTGGGGGCGTCCTGGGGGCAATGCTGTTGGCATCTGATTGTTCAGCATGTTGACCTGATCATGGTTCATGTCGCCAATCCACTTGGAGTAAACCTCGTACACCATGCGCGCATCTTCATGTCCCATCTGACTCGCTATGAATGACGGGTTCGCTCCGGCCATCAACGTCCAGCATGCGTAGGTATGCCGTGACTGATAAGGATTCCTTTCGCGGATACTGGCAAGTTTAGTGCCTCGCTTCCAGCCATAGGCAATCGAGTTCTTGGAGAAGTAACTGCCTTTCTTGGACGAATATGCTGTCGGTGAAAAAACGAAGCGAAGAGATTGCTGCTCAGTTTTTCCGATCTCCCGATGGTGAAATCGAATTTCTTGCTTCAGATTAGCGCCGGTGACTTCGTATTGTTCCTTCAGTGCATCCAGAGCAGGTTTAAGCAACGTTATCGTCCTTATTCCGGCATCTGTCTTAGGGGGTACAAATACTCGCTTATTCGTCAAACTTCTGGATACGTGGATTTCACCTTTTACCAAATCAATGTCTTCCCATGCCAGGGCGCATATCTCGCCCGGCCTCATCCCCGTATGTACGGCAACAATAATGATTAATGCCTGGCTACGGGGAAGGGCGGCTATCAGAGCCTGGTACTCATGAAGTAAAAGTGGGTCGGGATCATTTTTAGATAACTTGAGTCGCGACACTCCTTCATAAGGAGCATGCAATATAAACTGGCTTCGGTTTGCGAGCTTAAGCATTTCTGATAAAACTGCCATCTGTTTATTGACTGTTGAGGGCGCGCGGCCCTGCCTGGTCAGATTCGGCATTGCCGGGTTAATAATTGTCCCGGTCAATAACTCCTTTCGGTAATGCAAAATATCGGCATGCTCAATATCTACCAGACGGGTATTTTCTCCGACTACACGCAGTAACGTATTTACGACCGAAGTAAGCGATAGCAGTGTTGCACCAGATACCTCTAAGGCTTTGGTGTCTGTAAAAAAATCACTTAGTTCTTTAAACGTGGTAATTTTTTTGGTTGTGATGAACTTCTTAAGCGCTTTGGATTCCGGGAAACGTTCCGCATAGTCGAACTTACCGAGCTGTATTTCACTTGTTATGAGCGCACGAAGATTTCCAGCTTTTTTGATGTTGCTGCTGTTCACCGTCCAGCCGCGAAGGACTTCGCGGCAACGTTTGCCGCGATAGGTAAATGTGATCCGTATTTTTCCATTATGCAGCTCAACGCCGGTTGGAAAGTCCATCATGCATCCTGTACTAATTGGTTAATCTTTGGATAGTTGTACCAAAGCAGACCTTTAGAATTGTCAGTTTCCCCGAGAGCTGTCAGATGTTTGAAATGCACGCCTTCGATCCACAAATTCAACCGATAACTTTTAATTTGTCTTTCCGACAAGCCGGTCTTTTCTGTTAGTCGCGCTTCAACCATCCACTCTTCGCTGAAAATGAGTTGCGACATACATAACTCCGATGCCGCCAGCCACAACAGTACATGCTGCAGCTGGCTGTAAGTGAAAACCTAAAATCAGTTTTTTGTCAGGCGCTGCCAGATTGCAGATACGTATTTGACCTGATGCCGGGCGTCAGAAAGCGCATTGTGCATGTCGCCTTCAAATGGGATGTCGAAGCGCGGGTTGATACCGACAGATTTACCCAGTTCAACCATGGTCCTTACGTCCCTGTCATTCCAGAACGGAACAGCGAAGGGAGTCTCTGTTAATGCATATGCGCGGCGGAGAATGACGTTATCAAACGAGCATCCATTACCCCACAGCTGAACAGTGTGACTACCGTTAGCAGCATTTTCAGCAATGAAGTCAGCCAGTAGTTCAAGGGTTTCACGCAGCCCCATGGCCTCATCAACCAGAATTGCAGAGCGGGCTTCAGATGATTGTTTCAACCACCACTGAATTGTTGACGCATCCGGTTTCATGCCAAACGACATCGATGATTCAAGACTGACAACCTGGTAAAATTCGGCACCAGTGTTACCAGTTGAAGGATCAAAATATACGGCGCCGATAGAGACTATTGGTGCATCAGGACCGCTGCCCATAGTTTCCAAATCAACCATCAGGTGAGTATAAAAAGCGTTCAGGTGATCCGTATCTATATGGTGAACGGGTTCATTATTCAGGGACGCTGGAGGCTCACCAGTTGCATCAGTGCTTTCAACTGGCAAAGCTGCTGCTTCGCCCTGAGGCACATCAGGATTGGCTTTGATTTCGCTGTTGTCAGTTTTTTCCATCTGCACATCGTTGGTGGTTTCCTCGGTATTGGCTTGATGTAATTTTTCTTCGACGGCGCGCTGGCGTACCTGGTCTACGACAGAAAGCGCTGGCGCCGGCTGGTTACCCATCAGGCCATCAATGGAGAAAACACCGTTGCCCATGTTGGCGATTTCTGGTTGCTCGGCTATTGCCTTCTGTTCAGCTGTGGACTTCTCTTTAATCTCGTTTTCCCAGCTTTTTTCTGGTACGTGACCGGCTGCCGCCAGGGTTTCTTCAGTTGGGTGCTGGTGGTCGGTTTCAGTCAGGTTTTTGTTGATGTAACGGCTCAGCAGTTCCGGGAAATGGTGAGTGTTTTCTTCTGCACTACGAATAAGCGCGAAAATAGCTGCGCGGGAATAATCCAGGATGCCAGCGCGTTTGCGCAGGGCGGCGGACCACTCTTTGAACGGACTTTCGTTTTTAGAAATGATCTCTTTTGCACGACGGAAAACGCCACCAGGAATATCGTAGATGTTGAAATCCATTGGAAGTGTGGCCAGCGCAATATCAATGTCCAGAGTATCCAGCGTGTGGACAAGTTGCGGGTTGCGATCGGTCTTATTGCCTCCACCAGCGTTGGTTCCGGAGTCAGTGCGCTGAATCTGCGACACACGATTGCCCTTACACCACTCTTTAACCAGCAGCCCACGGTCAATGTGTTCAGTGTTGAACCAGGCCTTAAAGAACTGAATGACGGTGACCAGTTCAACTCGTTTTCCATCAACTGGAAAAACGGTTTTCAGCGCGCTGACAATCTTCCAGATATCGATCTCTGGCGCTTTCCTGAATGGTTCTACATTCTCGGCGGCAAGCAGCAGGTTCTGCACATAGCTTTTATCCACATCCAGTTCGAGTTCCTGAATAGTTTTCTTCTGCTCAGTATCAATATGGTAAGCATATTCTTCAGAAATAAACTGAGCTAAGAGGCGCTGGCGTAGCGGCAGAGTCGCAACGGTAATAAGCTCTGGCGTTACAGGTGGAGTGTCATGTTCATCACCCGCAACTCGTGCTTTCTTATTATTAACCCACTCCTGAACGATAAGATCCCGCTTTTCTGGTTCTTCAATCCATTCGGTAATAAATTGCTCAAATGAAGCAATGGTATAGACCTGCTCACGGTCAAAAACTTCTTTTATTGCATTTGCCAGCTTCCACTCAACATGAGCAGAAAGCTCTTTCACTGCCGGCACATTCGCAACGGCCAGTAACAGGTTTTGTACATAGAGATCATTTTCGTCCAGTACCATTTGTCCGATCTGGATGTGCTGCGCTTCACTGATTTCCTTCTCTTCAGTGTCATTGACCAGGTGCGCAATCAGTCGCTGAGACAGGCGCAGGCGAGATATGGGGCGGAGCAACGTTGGTGCATCGCTGGTGGGTACATTGGCACTGGTAGTTTCAGGTTTTTGCTGGCAGGAAGTCTCCTGATTCTCATGATCAGGCTTCTGTTTCAGTTGCCACGTTTGCTGATCTTCTGCCAGTTCGTAACGATCGCACCATGTGTCATCAAGTGTGCTTTCCTCAGGAAGATCGTCAACAACAAACCAGTTGGTGCGGACAGGTAATTGATAGTCGGCGCCACGACCGACGGCAATATCGTTGTCTTCGAGAATATTGAGGATTTCGCGTTCTGCACGGGAATCTGATTTCGCAGAGAACCAGCAAAACAGGTTTTTTGCCTCAGTTGCTTTCGCTTTGGCTTTAATAAGATACGCATACGTTAACATTGCGTTCGGGCTCCATAGGATTGTAAGATACCCGGCAGCTGATGATCGCCGCCTAAGGTAGTGGTTATTGGTCAAAACTCGTTCCGGAAAGCTTTGGTCGGCTGACCGGGTACTTAACCCGCCTTGCGCGGGTTTTGTGCTTTATGGGGTAGGAGATTTTCCCTGCGCCAGTTGTGCGACGGGAACCCACTCCAGAGCATTCAGCACAGGCTCAAATGAATCAGGCGTGTGAGTAACGGCGCGAACGACGTCAGCCACGCTGGGGTTTGCTTTGCTAAGGTGGTACCCGCCACCAGCGCCACGCTGGCTGGTGACGATTTCACTGCTGCGCAGCTTCGAGAAAATCTGCTCGAGGTAAGACACAGACAGCTTTGATTCTTTACTGATAGAAGCGATGGAAACCGGATTGCCGTTGTAAATCCTGTTGAGGATGGCAACGACCTGAACAGAAGCCACCACACGTTTCATTCCAAACTCCATCACGCATCCTTTGCCGGTTCGCGACCGTATCCTGGGTTATCGTTTAAGGCGTCATTCAGAACCTGCATTGCCTCATTATGTGGGAGAGTCAGAGAAAGTTTGATCGCCGTTCCAAGAGCTTCAGCCGCACATTCAAACTTACGAGCGAGCCTGGCTGTTTCATCAACTTGTTCACCCATCGCTTCCATTTCAAAGTTGTGCTCAGTCCAGACTTCATCCATCACATCACTTTCAACTTCTTCACGTAATGCTTCTTTTACTTCCAGAACAGGCAAAACCCCGATTAATGCCTCGGCTGGTGCGCTGCTGAAGCGCAATGCCAGATCGTTAGCTGACATAAAAACCTCCGGAAAAAAGCCCGCCACGGGACGGGCAAAGAACACTTTTCCAATTTAACCAGAACAGGTCTTCGTCTCCTGTTTGGTTACGATGGTGGTATTACCATCACAATGCCCTGTGCACCGGGCATGAGGCTGGCAACAGCCATTGGTCAAACTCGTTATGAACGAACTGCAGTCTGTTGGTCGGCAGACGGGTCGCCCTTCTGGGCAAGCGTGTAGCAAATCAGTCGAATGATTACTTCAATGCGATTTAGATGTACGGCCTGACACCGCACTGGTTTACGTGCGAAATCGATCATGGATTTATCCTCTTGCGTTGCCCTTGTCGCCAGGCTGGCGGAACGTTGAACCTGCTGCGTGTTAATACTTGTCATCTCATCCGGTGATTCGTATGCCGCCGGCAGCTACTTCGTGGGCGTCCTGCCTCGATGACGTTTTCGATAGAATGATTAAATCATTGGTTTAATATTTGTGTCAATCATCAATTGATATGGAGGCAAACATTTGCTTTATCAGTCGTGAAAAACTAAGGGGAGGGAGGTTCTGACAAAAGGGCGAAAAAAAACCGGCAAACGCCGGTTTCAATGGATGGGAATAAACTCTTAGTTCACATCGTTAGCCTTAAAACGACCACGAAGATATTTCTCAACGTAATCATCAATTTCCTTTAACCGCAGTGCAAAGGTATCGATCATTCGCTCTTGCTCTGCCTCTGGTAGCTGCCTAAACAAGTTAAGCATTTTGCTCTCGTTAGGCTTGAGACCTGAATCTTCTGATACTTTCTCACCTAACAACCAAGTAATGGACACGTTGGCGGCTTCCGCAATTGCTATGGCGGACTTCTTACTGATAACTCCCTTCTTAAACCACCCATTCACAGCTTGAGGCGTAACTCCTGCAATGCGAGCCATATCAGCTTTGCTGATCCCTCTTTGAGTAATTTCTTCTAAGCGGGCTACCAGTTGGTTATTGAGATCGTCAGTGTTTTTCATACACCCATTGTAAATGTTTGGTTTATAGTCACAATAAATTTAAAGTTTGCAATTGGTGTAAACCTATGGTTTATTACTCCCAATTTAAAAAGGAGATAGTTATGACAGCCATTGATAACGCAATTCGACTAGCTGGCTCGGCCAATAAATTAGCTTGCACGATTGGTGTAAGCGGAATGGCAGTAAGTCAGTGGAAAGCAAAAGGTACTGTTCCTTCGTCACGGGTACTTCAAGTCTTTAGCGCTACAGGGGTTACCCCCCACGAACTTAGACCCGACTTATACCCAAATCCAACGGATGGATTACCTAAGGAGTGACCATGCAAACCATCTCTTTTAAAAACCATACCCCGACGATGGTGAGAACTCAGAAAACAAAAAATCAGTTTTCTGTTTGTCGCCGGGATTGGATGAAGTGCAAAAAAATCTGGGTTGCCGTTCGTGAATGGGAATCGACATTACCAGGACAGGCACAGGAACGGATCGCTCAGCTGGTGGCCGAAGAGTGGGCCAAGGCAGATGGCCGCGGAATTGCTGTTAATAAACAGAATTTATTCCGATATCTGAAAAACGAGGGCGGTTCGGAAAAGTACACGGCTTACGTTATGCAGCTGTCAGGTTCAATTATTGCTGCTATGCCAGTTCAGATCGCCAGAAAGTACGGGTTAAGTAATGCGAGCACAGAAGCAGAGCTGGTGGCGAACGCTATTAAAGAGTGCAGTGAGGCACACCATGCGAAATTAATTGGCGCGCCATTACAAAAGCTGGAGAAGGAAATTCGTGAGGCGGCAATCGCATTGTTCAACATGTTACCTGCTGACGCGGCGGGACCACTACTGGCGAGCATAAGCGCCGTAGCGCCGCAATTTTTTTAATCGAGTTTTGAGCAATAACCATTACGCGCCGGGAAACCGGACAAGGGAGTAACCATGGCAGCTCTGCCTTACATGCAACTTTACATTGCTGATTACCTGGCGGACACCATGCATCTGTCTACAGAAGAGCATGGCGCATACTTGCTACTGATGTTCAATTATTGGCAAACCGGTCGCCCGATCCCCAAAAACCGACTATCGAAAATTGCACGGCTGAGTAACGACCGTTGGGATGCCGTTGAACCTTCGTTGAAAGAGTTTTTTAACGATAACGGAACCGAATGGGTACAGGAGCGTATAGAGCGTGATCTGGAGGTGGTTAAAAACTCAATCAGCCAAAAGTCAGCAGCTGGAAAAGCATCCGCTCAGGCGAGAAAAGCTAAAAAAGGAGTGAATAACCAACAAAATAACAACGGGTGTTCAACGGGTGTTGAGCCACCGTTAAAACAGAACGCCAACGGAAACCCAACTAATAAAGATCCAGATCCAGATACAGATCTAAAAGAAAACCAAGAGAGAGAGTTACACGCGCCAGGTGACTTTTTACCGCCCATAGGCAAATTTCCGATCACAGATGACTGGACTCCCGGTGATGACTTTGTACGCCAGGCTGCGCAGTGGGGGATAAACCTTGGGGATCTACCAGGATATACCGCCGTCGAATTACAGCAGTTCCGCGACTACTGGAAATGCGAAGGTAAAGTTAAACACCACATCCAGTGGGAACAGACTTTTGCTTCTAGCCTGAAAACATCACGCGCCAATTCTTCCACTCCATCGGCAGGTACACGTCAACAGGCTGGCTTTGGCGTTTCACAACCTGACACTCAGATCCCACCGGGATTCAGGGGGTAATGATGAAATCGACGCATGATTTGCTTGCCCGTTTATCTGGGCAAATATTGCCTGTGGAATTTATCGCAAAAACGTAACCCATTTACGGGTTGTGAAGTAACTAAAACGAGTATTGACCAATGACCATAGAAATCTCTCAGAAAGACCGGGATACCAAATCATGGCTGCAACAGTCTATTGCAGACCTTGAACACGAGCGCGATCTAATTCCCGGAGTTTTGAACGAGGATGCTGCCATGGCGCTGCATGTTATGAAACTGGCGATGGCGGCTATTGGCCCGGAGCAAAAGGTAAACAAGCACCCGGCACATGGTCTTTTATCTTTCAATCGCCTGAACCAGATACGCGAAATACTCAGCCAGGCTGCAGCACAAAGCGATGGTGGTCATCTTGGCTACGCAATGGCTGATGCTGTGAAGGTTATTGATGAGGTGCTGGAGTTTCGCATATCGAATAACTAACAGTGCGGCATATGCGCCGATTGCGTGCCTCAGATTGATGGTGGCTCTGGATTTAAAAATTTCGCATGAGCTTCTGGAACGCGCCGCAGGCGACTGGTTCAATCAACTAAAACGAGTTCTGACCAATGACCAATTATCGTGTTACTCAAAAAGAGATGGTGATTGCTGCTATCAATCATATGCCAGGATGCACACTACGAGACATTTGCGAAGCCTTGGAATTAACAACCAGCAATGCAGGGAAGTTATTACGCCGGCTCACCAAAGAGGGAATTATAGTTAAAAAACCTGAGGACAGAGAGCCTGTATACAGTGTTAAACCAGGGATCAGGATACCTAAAATTATTTTGCCTTTTATGTTAGAAGAAGAGAGTCCCCCGGAAACCAGACAGTTAGAGAAATTAGCAAAAAGCCTCGAGGATAAGGGGCTCTGGAGGCGGGCTGCGACTGTGTATATTGATATCCTGGCACAGGTCAAAAATTCCAAAGATGTACTGAGAATTGCCGAAAAACGAAACCGTTGCGTAGAGCGTTCCAGAGGTATGAATTAACTTGTCTCATCGCAAGGTGAACTAGCTCAGACTCTACCTGACAGCTTGCGTAGCGAGAACGGAATCAAATCTGACCGTCCGCTTTGAGCGAAAAGCGGACATTAATTGAAATACAGTAAGCTTCCAATGGAGCCACCAAGAGCAATCATCGAAAGATGGCGTGTACGTAGGGTACGCTTAAGCGCCTGCGGAGCAGTTTGAGTATTTTGCATAGAATAAAAAAACTTGTGATGGTGGGGCGCTAACAACCAAAACGGGCTGTCAGCGTAAACAGGAGATGGGCAGAAAAAAGTCGTGCCTGGATCGCTAAATCAGAACGTCATCATCATCTCATGCCAGGCCATTCCACCGTGGTCTGATTCTGACGGTTTGATGTACTGGTAACCAAAATGGGCGTACAGATCGACGTGGCGATCTTTGCACATCAGGTGAATGGTTTTTTTGTTCATTGCTTTCATGCGCGCAACAAATTCACGCATCAGTAATGACGAGTATCCTTTTCCCTGGTAATCCGGGTGAACCACGACAGACATAATCACAGCATTGGGGGCGTCCGGATCGTGTCCTACCAGCTCTTTAAACTCTTCGTCAGACATAACGACTTCCCACGCGCAGCCTGCGTTGATGAAACCAATAACTTCGCCGTTCAACTCCATGCACAGGAAACCTTCCGGGTAGCGTTTAATACGGGTGACAATTTTATCGCGCGTCGCGGCTTCATCCCCTTCGTAAGATGTGATTTCAATATCATAGCAACGGTCAACATCGCCAGATGTGGCCAGCCGGAATGCAGGTGTAGACATAGTTGTGCCTCTTCAGAATCATTTTGTTAGGAACATACTATCTTGTTTTAATCCTGCTTTCGCTGCATTTTATACAACATTAAAATGTACAATATTCATTTGTTGTGTTTTAAATAATATCCGGGAAAGAAGAATCATGGTGTTAACGTTGCGCAAGATCGATCTGAATTTATTGCTTATATTCGATTCTCTTTATCGGTATGGAAGCGTGACGGAGGCCGCCAACGAACTTGCACTAAGCCCATCCGCACTAAGTCATGCGCTTAATCGCTTGCGTACATCACTGGACGATCCCTTATTCGTGCGCACTGGTGGAAGCATGGTGCCCACGTCAAAAGCTGAAAGCATTGCAGCAAGTATTTCTGCCGCGCTGGGTAGTCTCTCGTCCTGCCTGCATGAGCCAGAATACTTTGAGCCGGAAAAAAGCCGGGAGAGTTTTACCTTTGCCGCCACGGACTACACTGCCGCCGTTATCCTACCAGGACTAATCGCGAGGGTTAACAGCCTCGCGCCGGGCATAACTATTAAGCTTATCTACTCACGCGATTTTAACGCCGACGAAGATTTGCTTTCAGGCAAAGTTGATTTCGCCCTTGGCTTTGAAGAAGAGCAGAAAGCCCCACGGCGCGGCATAGAGTCCATTACTTGCTTTACTGATGATTACGTGGTTGCAGTGCGACGCGGTCATCCTGATATCCAGAATTCCCTTACCCATGAGCGTTATCTGAGCGCCGGACACGTAGTGGTGCGTCCATGGCTGGAATCACGAGGAGTTATCGATCGTTATCTGGAAAGTCAGCAGGTACGTCGCCGGGTCGTTGTTGAATTGCCAAGCCTGATGATTGCCCCAATCATCGTTTCAAATACCGATCTGGTTATCACGCTCCCCAGGCGAGGTATCTCATCAGTTTTTGATATGAAAAATCTGGTTGTGTTTGCTCCCCCGTTCCCGACACCACAGTATATTCTGAAGGCCTATTACAGCCCGGCGCTCGGTAACTCACCAGGGCATGTATGGATGAAGGAGCAAATTTTGCAGGTTTGCGATCCGTAAAACCCGGTTATACCAGTAAATGCAGTCTGTTCAGGCCATGAAAAAGATAATTGATCGGGTCATCTGTATTGCCCCAAGCTGACTAACAGTTATGTGAATGCCTTTCACCGTAAAGTAGTGAGATTTACTAATGCTTCTCACGCCGATACTGAGTATCAGGAGTGGCAGTAGACAAACAACGAAATTGCTGGACGTCCGCTTTTGGCACGAATCGGACCGCCTGAAGCGCCGCGAGATCCGCTACGAGCGACGGTCAAAAGTAATAAATGCGATGGCCGAAAAATAAGCACATCAGTATGTATGTATGTATGCTGAATTTAACCAAAAACATGCATAGCTTCCAATTGCTCTTTTTTCATTTCATTACAAGAGGATAAAAACTTATCTTTAAAATCTGGTGGGGGAGTTCTTAGTTGCTGAACTGCCGCTTTATTTACTTCTAACTCCCGTAATTGTGCAATTGTGCTTCTACGAATCGAGGAGAGAAAAAAATCCCCTGCATTTTCTTTATGACTCTCCAAATAATTAGTCAATATTTTAGACGATGCCTGAATTGCTTTTTCCTCAGAAAAACCCAAAGTAAAGCGAGAGTAGATGACATTGTATTGGTATAGGCATGCTGCTTCAGCCATTTGTTTAGCTTGCTCCCCTGGGGAGGGTTGATTTGCCCACGATTGGGAAGTGATGAGCAATATAAGCAGTAACAATTGTTTTTTCATGTGTAGAATCCCTACCATTGTGAATGCAATATTTAAACCTATCAAGCCTGGCTTTGACAACAACCGCTAACCTGCTCCTCGTTGACCAACTAAGACTGTTGTTCTCCACGTCCGCTCCTGGCGCAGAGTGGACTGTCAGTTTAGGTTTTGCTCTGTACCCTAAGAGTGCCAGTTCAGGTCAAAGCTAATACATGTAACGGTACATGACTTGAAAACGAAATAATTAGCATAGCTTCCTAATTAATAAAGATTCAGGTCTCCCAGTTGTCCCACTGCCAACGAAGCTGTAAAAATAGACAGTGGAAATGATAATTATTTCCACTTATTATTATTTATTTGGAAGGGGATAACACTATGAATAACAAGGTTTTTGGTGTGGCCATCATTGCTACTTTGTCTGCAGGTTTAGCTTTTAGTACTCATGCAAGTGAAACCGTAAGCAAAACAGAGGCTAAAACGCTGGTGAACGAAAATAACAAATTCAAAGTAGAGTATGATATTGATGATAAAGGCAAAGTTTTGAATATCAGAATCCCTGATGGAGTAGTTGATGCTGAAACCAAGCAAAAACTTACCAAGGAAATGGGAAACTGGACATTCGAAGCCGGAAGCCCAAAGACCGATGTTACATCTATGGTTACTTTAAAAAAATCATAGAACAATCTTCTTAAAAAAGGCGGCCATAGCTGACCGCCTGATCAATTAAATATTGAACAGTTGTTTGTTCATTTTCTCCATCATTCTTTCATTAATTAACGCTCCAGTCACCGTCATAAGAAGCGCAAACACAGCGATGCCAAGAGGTGTAACGGTCAGGAAACTAAATGTGAAAGCAACAGCCATAGAGGCTGCTTTCCCAACCGCCATGCTCTCGATTTTCAACATCGCGTCTTTCCATTCCCCGGTTCGGATACCTTTAGCAATTGCATTAGCTAGCTGAGAATAGTCAATAACCTGACTGGTAATGCCAAAGGCCTTGCTAAACTTCTGAAGATTTTTAGCCAGGGCATCTTTATTAACTGACTCGATAGCTTTTGCGATAGCTTCACGATCCTGCACGCTGAATTTACTGTTGATGGCGCTCTTATGTTTTTCGAAAGCGGCCAGCGCTTCATTGACGTTTCGAAGTTTTTTCCCCTTGGCTGATTCTGCCAGTTCTTTTGCAAGGGACGCGTTTTTCGCACCTAGCTTTTCAGTTACGTCACCATAAAAATCGCTGACGAGTTTCACAGAATCAACAACCCGAGATTGTTCTTCTTCAGCTTGCTTTTTCTTCTCGGCGTCCCGGTTAAGGATCTGGTTCGCGGTATTTAAAGCATTCTGCGCGGCAGATTTGTCGGACTTTTTACGCTCAACATCTCTTTTTTTCTGATTCTCCTGTGTGCGGTACCAGACAGGGTCAGTCGGATCAAAGATTTCCAGTTCATAAAAAAGATCCAGTTCCTTTTCTGCACGCTGCAGGGCGACTGTTGCCTCATTGAGGCGTTTCTGGTTTTTAGTTACTTCTGCTTGCGCCTTGTTGAAATTATCAACGGCAAGATTCAGTGCTTGCTGAGAGATCTGTAGAGGAGACGGGCCCGGAGTTGGTGCTGTCCCGGTACCGGAGGAGCCGTTACCACCACCGTTATTATTCCCACCATTACCTTTGTTGCCACCCCATGGTACGCCGCTGTCTTTACCGGGTTCGAGTGCATGCACACCATCAAAAGTCGCAGTGATACCATTACCCAGATCAACTGTCATGGAACCGCCATGGCCAACATTTGCACCATTGCCAGATCCATTTATACCGCCGCTTGGCAGGCGCCCACCAGGTCCATTTCCTGTTGGACCTCCTTTGCCAGAAGTACCGTTTACACCACCAGTCGGTCCACGACCACCACCACCAAAAGCATTGTTGTGCGCGTTATCGCCACCATTTCCAGACATAAAAATTCCTCTTTGACGTTTAAAAAACAAAATTTGCAAATGACTGTATAAACATACAGCTCGTGGATTATTGCTTAACGTCAGAATTACAGTCAATTACGAATGCTTATCATTTTTGGTAGGTGCGATGTAAAAAGACCTTCAGATGGGAAAGGATTAAACCCTTATCTATTAACAGGTTGGGATGACTTTTTGAAACAGGTGACAGAATGGCAGAAAAATGATTTTTAACAAAATGTGCTGCTAAATTGTTGCAATCAGAAAATGATGGGGAGATAATGCTGTATGTTTATACAGTATAGTAAGGAAGGGTTATGAAGATAGAGGTAACCGGTGATCATCAAAAAAAACTGGCCAAAAAATCAGTATGTAAACTGAGACAGAACGTTACTTGTTGTTCTTTTACCTCCGTTCGTTATCTGAGTAGTTGTAGTGCAAATCCTACAGGAAGCGGTGAGACGCCAGAGGCTGGTTTTACCAAGCCACAGTAATGAATAAATGGACAGGCATTAGAAAGGGGATTTGCAGTGGTAATGATCAACAGTGTTTCGCAAAAAGGTTACGTAGTCATCCGATGCCATGATGGTGTCATCGTGGCCAGACTGCCTTCATTTCCGGAATGTACCCGGGCTCTTATGTACCGGCGCGGAGATGTTGCTTCGTTTGTACCGCTCCAGGACGATGAGATTATTGGTACACCAACCCTCTTTACAGAAATGCTAAAAAGAGCGGGTTATCGTGTCACGCAAAATTCTGATAGACTCTCGTCATAGGCCTGAACAACCTATACCTGCTGCGCCACTGGAGATAAACCATGGCGCAAAATCAAATCCAAAATACCCATTCACTGACGTTAACCAACGCCAGCGATTTTCTTTTTGCCGCATCCAGAGGTGCGTTATGAAGAAAAGCTGGTTTCAACATACCCAACTCACCACTGAGCAGGCTGACGAACTGGAAGCCCGCTATCGCGCAAAGCAGATAAAGACCGAGCGTAGTCTGGATAATGACTTCATTCACTGGACGATCAGCGCGTTCTTGCCGGAAGCATCTAAGCCTCCTCGCCAGGACAGAACCTGGCAACAGCGGATCTGGAGGTGAATGTGAAAGTCTACGATATCACCCCAATGGGCAAGCCCCGAATGACGCGCGCTGACAAATGGAAAAAGCGTCCTGAGGTTCTGCGTTACCGGGCTTTCTGTGATGAAGTTCGTCTGCAGGGTGTTGAACTGCCGGAAAGCGGTTCGCATGTCACCTTCATGCTTCCGATGCCAGCGAGCTGGAGCAAAAAGAAACGGGCTGAGTTCAACGGGAAACCACACCAGGCTAAACCTGATTTCGACAACATGATGAAAGCCCTGATGGATGCCATTTACGAAGATGACGCTCACATCTGGGATTCACGCGTCACTAAATTATGGGGGGAGAAGGGACAAATAATTATCGGGGAGATAGCAGAATGAGGGCGCTGCTAAAACCCGTGGTTGCGCGTGAGCTTGGAATTGTGCTGCTCAAGCCGGGCAGCGAGCTGATGCCATTATTCAGCTGTGAGCGTGTGCTGGTGGAAAGCCAGCCGGCAGGCATGGAACGGTTGCCTACCGGCCATGTTCCTGACGTTCGCCAGCCGCTTGCCAGTGACGACTCCCTGTGGCCCTTCTTCCTGGATGAAAAGGTTATAAAGGCTGCAGGTGGGTTTGGTGGTCTTGATTACTGGCTTATGCGTTATGGCGGTAACTGCTGCCAGTGGCCACACAGTGATTACCATTATCATGAGTTAACCATCCTGCATCATGAACCCGGATCGGTTCTTCTGTGTGGGCATTGTGATAACCATTTGCGTGACCACTACAGCGAGCAACTTGCAGAACTGGCGAGACGTAATGTTATTAACTGGATTATCAACAGCATCATGGTGGCGCTTAATCAGGATCCGTCTAGAGAACTATCGTTGGCGGAGCTTTGCTGGTGGGCGGTACGTATGGGAGTTACCGACGCAATTTCCGAATCAGTAGCCGGACGGGCGCTTCGTATTCCTTCAGAAGAGCATCAGTCAGTCATGCGTGAATGCGATATCGAACCGGGTGTGACCGCCGCGAGCATCATTGCAGCTAAAGCCAGCACAGTAAACGTGAAAATGCCACCAGCGCAGGTACCAGCGGTTAAGCCCGTTGTTGGTGTTCTGGTCGATCCTGAATCCCCGCAAACTTATATGAAACGTCCAAAGCGGATCCGCTGGAAGGCTCCCAGATATCTGGCATGGATTAAAACTCAACCCTGCGAATGTTGTAGGCGACCGGCAGATGATCCGCATCACCTGATTGGCCATGGACAGGGGGGGATGGGAACAAAGGCGCACGACTTGTTTGTTATACCACTGTGCAGAGAACATCACGATGAGTTGCATGCTGATCCTGTGGCATTTGAAGCGAAGTATGGTGACCAGTTGATGCTTGTTTTTCGGGTTATAGATCGTGCGCTGGCAATCGGCGTACTGGCATGAATAGAGGAGATAACATGCGAGATATTCAGATGGCTTTAAAACGATGGGGCGGTTGGGCCGCTAGTGATAGTTCAGGAGTGAACTATTCTCCGGTAGCAGCAGGATTCAAGGGGCTGTTGCCCCAGACATGCAAAACCAGATTGTCTTGCAGTGATAACGATGGGTTAATTATTAATTGCGCAATGACCAGACTTAAGAAACATGATCCTCTTTTGTGTGTGATGCTTGAATGGTATTACGTCCATTGTATTCCCGTTCGTGTTATGGGGAAAAAGTTGGGAATTTCCCATACGCAAGTATTAAAGCGACTGCAGGCTGCTGAGGGTTTTATTGAAGGTTGCTTGGCGATGGTGGATGTAACTCTGGAGATGGATATAGAATGCCCGAGAAAAAAATACTGGCACATATAAAGCAAAAAGGGTTGTGGAATTCCAAAAAGCTATTTAGTCTGTTAAGTATTGTTATTTCGCACCGCAATTTGTAATAACATCTGCTTGAATTTGCAGTGTTTTCCAGATGATACTATGATTCCTAGCCCCTGCTTTCAAGCTGGGGCCAGCAGGATGCGGCAAACTAACAGATTAGATGAAAAGAAGTATAGTCACTATCAGCGTGCAGCATGAGCTCTTAAGACCTGTCAGCCAGTCGTTTAGATAGATTTTCGGATACATATGAAACTCTCCCTGTTTTTAAATTCTCTTTTATGATTCCAGAAGTCAGGGTGAGCTACAAGTCATGAGAGATACACGTTCGCTGCAGATGGGCCTCGTAGACCATTTATTCGACAAAACTCAACGCGCAATCCGGGAAGGAGTACTTCTGAGTCACGGAGATTTAGAGCTGAAATGTGAAGCTGAACATCTATGCGACCATCGGAGGGGGAGATTAGACCTTTACCGCTTTTGCAGTCAAAGGCTGTGACAATTCCTGTCATTTTACGAGACAAAAAAATTCCTTAAAGCTAATAACGAGTTGCACTATACACATGCCCGTAGATAATGCCAGAAATATTTTCCGGCCATTGTGAGCTCTGGATGGCTAAAATAAACATTGATTATTACATACGCCCATGCGTTAATGATTGCGTCGGTTTGAAGAACAGACAAAATACAAAGTAGTTTACTAAAGCAGTTCTCATTTCAGGTGTTGTATATTTATCCCTTCTTTGAGTCTCTCCACTAAGCGCTAAGTAGTTTCTGTAATAAAACCATGTTCGCCGGAAGGCCAAATTAAGGAATAAAAATGTCTAATAAAATGACTGGTTTAGTAAAATGGTTTAATGCTGATAAGGGATTCGGTTTTATCTCTCCTGCTGATGGTAGTAAAGATGTGTTTGTACATTTTTCTGCTATCCAGAGCGATAATTTCCGCACCTTGTTCGAAGGTCAAAAAGTTTCATTCTCCATTGAGAATGGTGCTAAGGGTCCGGTTGCTGGCAATGTAGCGATCACAGAGTAAAATCCTTTTTGTCTGTATGCGATAACGATGACGGCTAAAGCCTGAGTAGACATACTGACAGAAGTAAAGGATGTATTGTTGGATCAGTAGAGTTAAAATTTTACTGATCTGGCATTAAAGGCAACGGTGAGCATATTTCATCTCAATCTTGAATGAGAAAGTATACTGACCATTGTCGTTGAGCGTAGATTCACTGCACGAAAAGTCTAACGGTCAGAGACTGACTACTTGATTTACACGATAAAGTACGCAAGGGGATGGTTTTCCCAAATATCACAATAATTGCTATTCATTGAATATGAAAATACAAAACCCGCAGCCAGCGGGTTTTTTATTATCTGTAACTTGAATAATCTTAAAATACAGATGTAGTGATTCTGTGCGAGAAACGGTATCTCAAACAGATTCAGGCTGCTTCTTTTTGATTCGTCTGGAATACTTTATTGCAATGAGGACAGATTAAAAGGGAACCTTTTTGTACTCTTGAAAAACTGTGTTCAGATTGCTGGGTACAGTTTGGGCAGGTGCATTTGACAAGATAGTTACGGCGTGATTTAGAGTCTTTACGTTCTGACATAGGCTTTTCCTTGATGGATGGACTTCAACTTTACCTTAATTTGCCCAGGAAATCTTAATTTTATGAAAAGATGGGGAGCTGATAAAAATATCGGTGACTGAATTGATATAGCCATTAGTAAGATAACGCACATAGATTGATTGTAATGAGTCACCGAGAAGATAGTAGTTTGCGGTGAATAGCACTAAGAAAAAGTCTCGTAAAGAACCTGAGTATGAGAATGCCCCTATCTGAGAAAACGGACAGTGACCTAATGGGACGTCTCACCCTTGTCCGTTGTGTTTTCTTGCACAAACAGCATATGAGTCTTCCTTTACAATATGATTTTTAGTTATTGGGGGGAGATATGAAGGAAGGGTATTACTGGATTCAGCATGTCGGTGTTGTACAGGTAGCGTACTACACGAATGACACTGTTGATGATCTGGAATCGGGTAAAACAATTACAGGTGTCTGGCATCTGACGAGAGGTGATGACATTTGCCATAACGGTGAAGCAGAGGTGTTAGAAGGTCCTCTCACCCCACCTATGTAAACAATCCTACTTACTTTGAGGCTGCCGCATGGCGGCCTTTTTCATTTCAGGCTCACGGGTATCACTCACTACGTGCTTTGTTGATAAATCCAGCCCGTGAAGCCTGACCCTCCTTAATCAAACACAGCGCCATCCGAAAAATCGGAGGTAGGGCTATGACCAGAATGAGCACCATTTACAGCAGACTTTCATATGGAACAGGAACCACGCTGACCGGCTGTGGCGTATCAGCGAAGGCATATGCTGAAACAGCTAAAACAGCAAAAGAGGTGTCCTGGATGTTGGCCGACAGAATTGCAGGATTAAGCCTTAGCGACTGGGCAATTATTGTCGGTATCGCATGCACAGTTATCACCTGTGCAGTGAACTGGTATTTCCGCTGGAAAGAACGGGAGGATCGGCACAATGGCTATACCACCAAAGCTGAAGAATAAACTGAGCGCAGCGGTCGTTGGTTTGATTCTTGCTGGGGTTTCCGCGCCCGTGATTCTCGATCAGTTTTTGGATGAGAAAGAGGGTAACAGTCTGACGGCGTATCGCGATGGCGGAGGGTTTTGGACGATTTGCCGTGGCGCCACGATGGTTGATGGTAAGCCAGTAGTTCAGGGCATGAAGCTGTCTGCTGAGAAATGCGCCCAGGTGAACGCCATAGAGCGCGACAAAGCGCTGGCGTGGGTTGAGCGAAATATCAAAGTACCGCTGACCGAACCACAGAAAGCCGGGATCGCGTCTTTCTGCCCATATAACATCGGCCCCGGAAAATGTTTCCCATCTACGTTCTATAAGCGAATAAATGCTGGTGACCGTAGAGGTGCCTGTGAAGCGATCCGCTGGTGGATTAAAGACGGCGGCCGCGATTGTCGCCTGACCAAAGGCCAGAAAAATGGCTGCTATGGTCAGGTAGAACGGCGCGACCAGGAAAGCGCGCTGACGTGCTGGGGGATAGACTAGTGAGTCTGCGCTATCAGTTCATTGTTATTTCGCTGCTGGTGGCCGTCGCATTCATCGCAGGTAGTGTATGGAGCAGCCGCGGTTGGGAAAAGAAGTGGGCCGAGCGTGACAGCATGGAATCATCGCAAACAGCGAATGCACAGACCGCAGCCCGCATGATTGAACAAGGGCGCATAATTGCCCGTGATGAGGCTGTAAAAGATGCACAAGCACAAGCCGCTAAATCTGCTGCCACTGCTGCTGGCCTGTCTGCCACTGTTAGCCAGTTGCGCACCGAAGCAACAAAGCTTGCCACCCGCCTGGACGCCGCAAAGCACACCGCAAATCTTGCCGTTGCCGTCAGAAGCAAAACAGCCGGAGCCGACGCCTCTGTGCTTGCCGACATGCTCGGAAGCCTTGCAGAAGAAGCTCGATACTATGCTGAGCGCGCTGATGAAAACTACCGGGCAGGAATGACATGTGAGCGGATTTATGAGTCCGTAAAAATACAAACAATGAACCGTAGAGAAAAATAATAGATCTATAAATTAAGAAGTTGACGGTTTTCGTGGATAACTTTGTAAATTTTTACTATGAGGGAAATACGACTCTTCCTTGAGTCAAAATCCCTGACAACTTAGGGTGATAGATAAAGGTCTTACGCAGCATGACATAACTTTCGATTTAAGCTATTTAAATTAATTTTTATGGTCAAACCCGCTGAGATTTACTTACAAAACTAAACCTTGCTATGTCTGGTTAATCATGCGTTAATGAATGTCTGGTTTGTAACAAATTTATCTGAAGCAGTCGCTGTAATAATTTTACTCCTTGTTCCTGTTGAGATTTCCTTGTTAGCTTTTCTCTCTGATAATTTTTTTTCGGACCATTCTGCCCAAGGGCTTACTCAATAAAGGTAATGTTTATGTCTAATAAAATGACTGGTTTAGTTAAATGGTTTAATCCTGAAAAAGGTTTTGGTTTTATCACTCCAAAAGATGGTAGTAAAGATGTGTTTGTTCACTTCTCTGCTATCCAGAGTCATGATTTCAAGACGCTAAATGAGAATCAGGAAGTTGAATTTAGTGTTGAATAGGGACCTAAAGGTCCCACGGCAGTTAATGTCGTGGCTGTATAAGGTAACTGTTATTACTAATAATATTCACTTCAGATGCCCGTGTTGCCACGGATCTCAGTACCGAACGTCAAATTTTGATGTTACTGAAAAAAATCCTTTCGGAGCAAAATGTATTTTTTGCAAATCAACAATGATTACATTTGATAATATTGCACTGTACATTCGTTCTGGTCAGACTTCGTTAGATTTCAGAAAATAAATTTCAGGCTCCTTATGGAGCCTTTTTTGTATGCTTAACAGCTCATTTATGTAAGAGCCATCACGGTATAATTATGAAAAAAGTAATTGTTTTTTTTAACTCGGAACCGGCAGTAGTTGTATCTGTAATGAAGGGTATTACGACGATAATGCGTGAGTATCCCAATGGAGAAAAAGCTCATCTATCCGTGATGTCTGCGGGATTTCCATCTCTGACTGGAGACCATAAAATAGTTTATGTGGCTTCTGATCGTGATGTGACTTCCGAAGAGATTCTCGAGGCTGCATCGAAGCTTTTGAAATGAGACCTGGTTGTTTCGTGATCGACCCAGATTTTAGTACAGTGGTTTGTGGGTTTGCGAGCTCTATTGCATAAAAATTATACTGCAACCTCTTGATAATTGAGTATTTCCATTCTATCTTTTAAACATGTCAGCGCTTATAAAATTGCTCCAGGGCAATGTACCATGCCTGGCGTTGATACGTTAGAGATCAAGAGAGGTAAACAATGAACATCGAAGAATTAAAAAGAAAAACTGAAACAGATATTTCTGAATTTATCACCAAAAAAATTATGGAACTCAAAAAAAAGACAGGAAAAGAAGTTTCCGACATCCAGTTTACTGCTCGTGAAAAAATGACTGGGCTTGAAAGCTATGATATTAAAATTACTTTAATCTAATTGTTAAAAGACTCAATTTGAGTGAAAAAGCATTATCTTAAAAGGTAATGCTTTTTTATTTCTGTCATAAAACTTTGAACGTTGTCAAAGCCTTCACTTCTAATTATAGATCTTCTGGTTACCTTTTAACGTGTCCTCCCGGCGGGGCGGCAGCGGCGCGGGATTTGGAGCATTTTTGATTTTTCACGCAACCATGTCAGCATTTGATGCTTATGACGGTAACACTATCCCCGAATACACTGGGTTGGTTGTATTCTCTGATCCAGAAGAACACAGTGTGCTTCAACTTGACTGAGCATGCATTACAGCAGGCATTCACTGAGCGCTTGCTGTAATGTTAAACATTAAAATTTGTATTTATTTCTTATCGTTACAATCAGGGATCATCCTCAAAAGAGTGTTATCTTTCTGGACGTAGTGATGAAATAACGCTGCACCAGCATGCGCTGCGATTAAAAAATATCCGATGTTTGCCAGTGTTTCGTGAATATCTTTGATAAGTGATTTTGCTTCCTCGTCAGGAGTAACGAACGATACAACGTTAAAACCTAAGAAACTCCTGTCCTTTCCACCGTAAGCCATAATTGCAATACCTAATAATGGTAGAGCCAAAAAAGAAATGTACAGCAGGATATGCATTATTTTAGCCGCCATCATCTGCCAGGCTGGTGAGGGGGGAATGATGGCTGGGTCATGATACTTATGTTTAATAATTAATCGTATTATCATTAAAAACCAGACAAACACCCCAACATTATAATGTGTTTCTTTCATGAGAAGGTAGGTGTTGCTGCCTTTGGGAAACCAGCCACGAAGCTCCATAGCTGCATAGGTTATCGCTATTAATATCAGGGTTAGCCAGTGTAAGCGAATCTGAAGTTTTGAGAATTTGACCATTATTCTTGCCTCAAACAGTGTGTTACATCGAAAATAAAGCATGAAACTTAACAAATCCTTATTTTCGTTGAGAGATTAAGAATCTGTTATTCCATTGACCGTATGTGAATGTTTTGATAATCATTCTCATTTTTTTGGGGCTTTTCTGGTAATCCTGGTTGTTACGGGGCGGCGACCGTGCATATTCTCGCTATTTATGAATATTCTCCGCTATTTGCCGTTTCCGTTTATCTATCCGAGTACAACACAATTTGTTTCTAACAAACAGGACGATGACGATGCCACCACGCGCTAAACGCCCATGAGGATTCTGCGGATGCGCAGTACCAGACGGCGGTGGAGCTGTATAAGTCGCAGAGAAACCTGAACAGCCTCGCCATCGGTCTGATGGAAACAACCCAGGAGCGAACCTCCAACATGCTTACCGGCATGCTGAACGGTACACAGACACTCCGGGACGGGATGATCGGGTTATTTTCCTCCCTGACACAGTCGGTGATTAAAAACCTTGTCGATATGGCAGCGCAGGCGCTGATTACCAACACCATCCTGAAATCCATTATGGGCATCGGCGGCAGTCTTTTTGGTGGTGCAGCCACCGCGAGTACCGGCACGGCCATCAGCAGTTATGGAAGCAATTTTAGCTTTAATGCGAAAGGCGGTGTTTATGACTCACCTTCATTAAGTGCCTACAGTAATGGCATCTATGACAGCCCGACCCTGTTTGCTTTTGCAAAGGGGGCTGGCGTGTTTGGTGAAGCAGGTCCGGAAGCCATTATGCCTCTGGCAAAAACGACTGACGGTACGCTGGGTGTCAGGGCGCTGGGTGAGCCGGGTTCCTCTGGTGGTGGTATGAATGGGGGGATTGTTTATTCACCTGAGTATCACATTATTATTCAGAATGACGGGCAAAACGGGCAGATAGGGCCGCAGGCATCGCAGATGCTGGTCAAAATGGTCGACACGCGTGTCATGAGTATCCTGAGAACTCAGGGCCGTGATGGCGGCATGCTGGCGGGAGGATAAGTGAAAACTTTTCATTGGGTACCCAGGGAGGGGATGCCGTCTTCTCTTTCCCCTTCGGTGACAACCATTAAATTTGGGGATGGCTATGAGCAACGTCGCCCGACCGGACTTAACCATCAGTTAATTAACTTCCAGCCTGTTTTCCGTATCACGTCGGACAATTCCCGCACCGCACTTGAAGCGTTTCTGGTCGAGCACGGAGGATATAAAGCCTTTTTGTGGCGACCGCCAAAATACAACCGCACGATTAAAGTTGTCTGCCGGGAATGGTCTGTTACGGACAACGTCACGTATTCTGATTTCAGCTGTAAATTTGAGCAGGTTATTGCTTAAGGATTCTTATGCAGGATATACCTCAGAACACCCTCAACGAAACCACGAAAACCGAGCAGTCGGCCCGCATTGATTTGTGGGAAATCGACCTGACGGCCTTTGGTGGCCAGCGTTACTATTTTTCAAATGAAGCGAACGAGAAGGGCGAGCCGGTCACCTGGCAGGGCCGGAAGTATGATGTTTACCCGATACAGGGAACCGGATTCGACCTGGTGGGGAAAGGAACTTCCGCCCGCCCGACGCTGGCAGTGTCGAACCTGTTTGGCATGGTTACGGGACTTGCGGCAGATATGCAGAGCCTCGTCGGTGCCACGGTGGTAAGGCATGTTGTATACGCCCGTTTTCTCGATGCGGTGAACTTTACAGGCGGCAACCCGGAGGCCGATCCGGAACAGGAAGTGGTCAGTCGCTGGAAGGTAGAACAGTTATCCGAACTGAAAGCCACCACGGCGACTTTTGTGCTGGCCACACCGACCGAAACGGACGGCAGCGTGTTTCCGGCGCGGATCATGCTGGCTGATGTCTGCAGCTGGACCTACCGTTCTGATGAGTGTGGCTATGCCGGTCCGCCTGTGGCGGATGAGTTTGACAAGCCCACGGCAGACCCGGCAAAAGATGCCTGCAGTAAATGCCGTACTGGCTGCGAGCTGCGTAATAACCTGCCGCGCATTGGCTGTTTCCTCTCCATTAACCGTCTTTCCTGATGGATATACCCATGAAAAAAACTATCCTGGCGCATGTTGCTGCGTGTGCGCCTGCTGAATCGTGCGGCTGGGTGGTGAACACGACTGCCGGGGAGCGGTATTTTCCCTGCCAGAATCTTTCCGCTGAACCGACCCTGTATTTCCGTATGGATCCGGCAGATTACCTCCAGGCGCAGGCGGCGGGCGATGTGGTGGCCCTGGTACACAGCCATCCCGATGGCCTGCCGTTCCTCAGCGATGTTGATCGCCGCCTGCAGGTGCAAAGTGGCCTGCCGTGGTGGCTGGTCTGCGATGACCGGATATACAAATTTCGCTGCATGCCTTTTCTCACCGGGCGGGCATTTGAGCATGGCGTGACGGACTGTTACACCCTGTTCCGCGATGCGTACCATCTGGCGGGTATTGAGATGCCGGATTTTGCGCGGGGGGAGGACTGGTGGAAGCAGGGAGAAAATCTCTATCTGGATAATCTGGAGGCGACCGGTTTTTACCGCGTGAATGCCGCAGAGGCACAGCCCGGAGACATTCTGATTTGTTGTTTTGGTTCATCGGTTGCCAACCATGCCGCGATTTACTGCGGCGACGGCGAACTGTTGCACCATATTCCTGATCAGCTCAGTAAACGCGAGAGGTATACCGACAAATGGCAACGCCGCACACACTCAATCTGGCGACACCGGGCATGGCACGAGTCTGCCTTCACGGGGATTTACAACGATTTGGCCGCCGCTTCAGCCTCAGTATAAAAACGGGGGCCGAGGCCATTTACGCGCTGGCCATGCAGATACCGGGCTTCCGGCAGAAAATGAATGATGGCTGGTATCAGATACGCATCGCCGGTCAGGATGTGGATGAAACCAGCGTGTCAGCCCGTCTGCATGAGTCACTGCCGGACGGGGCCATTATTCATATTGTCCCGCGTATGGCAGGGGCTGGAAAAGGTGGTCTGTTCCAGGTTGTGCTGGGTGCGGTGGCAATCGGCGCATCCTTTTTAACTGGCGGGGCAACTCTTGCTCTTTGGGGTAGCGCATTATCTGCTGGTGCTATTTCGGCATCCTCGGTCCTTTTTTCTATGGGGGTAGCCATGATGCTGGGCGGTGTGGCGCAGATGCTGACACCCCAGGCAAAAATACCCTCCTCCCGGCAGACCGACAACGGCAAACAGAACACCTATTTTTCGTCACTGGACAACATGATGGCGCAGGGTAATGCCCTGCCGGTGTTATACGGTGAAATGCTGGTCGGTTCCCGCACGATCTCCCAGGAAATCAGCACACGGGATGAAGGTGGCGGGGGACAGGTGGTGATCATCGGTCGCTGACTTACTGCAGCATATTTGTATTTACACAGAACCGCCTCCGGGCGGTTTTGTCGTTTCAGAGGGAACAGATTATGGGTAAGGGTGGTGGCAGCAGTAAAACGCCGCATGAGGCTCCTGACGACCTGAAATCCAGTCAGATGCTGACGGTAGTTGATGCCATCTGCGAGGGACCGATTGAAGGTCCTGTGGACGGGCTAAAGAGTGTCAGAATTAACAAAACGCCGGTCCTCGACAGCGACGGTAACGCGATGGTTCACGGTGTCACCGTGGTTTACCGCGTGGGGGAGGATGAGCAGACCGCGATGGAGGGGTTCGAAGACTCCGGTGCGGAAAACTTGCTGAGTGTTGAGGTGAAGAAGTCAGAGCCAGTGACCCGCACCATTACCACCAAAACGCTGGACCGTCTGCGCTTTACCTTTGGTGTGCAGTCGCTGGTCAGCACCAGTACCAAAGGTGACCGCAACCCGACCAGCGTACAGATGCTGATCCAGTTTCGCCGTGATGGGGTGTGGCGAACGGAACGGGATATCACCATTACGGGGAAAACGACCACGCAGTTTCTGGCATCCGTGGTGATTGATGATTTGCCGCCCCGACCGTTTGAAGTCCGCATGCAGCGCCTCACTGATGACAGCACGACAGACCTGCTGCAGAACAAAACGGTGTGGTCGGGCTATACCGAAATCATCGATGTGAAACAGTGCTACCCGAACACCGCCGTTATCGGGGTAAAAGTGGATGCGGAGCAGTTTGGCAGCCAGCAGGTCACGCGAAACTATCACCTGCGCGGGCGTATTGTGCCGGTGCCGTCGAATTACGATCCGTTAAAACGGACCTGTACGGGAATATGGGACGGGACGTTTAAACCCGCCTGGACAGATAATCCGGCCTGGTGTGTGCTGGATATGCTGACTCACCCGCGCTATGGCATGGGAAGCCGCATTGGTGTTGCCGATGTGGACAAGTGGGCGCTGTATGCCATTGCACAGTACTGCGATCAGCCTGTTCCTGACGGTTTTGGCGGGACGGAGCCGCGTATCACCTGCAATGCGTATCTGACGGACCAGCGCAAAGCGTGGGACGTGCTGGGGGACTTCTGTTCCCTGATGCGCTGTATGCCGGTCTGGAACGGCAGCACCCTGACGTTTGTGCAGGACCGGCCCGCCGATAAAGTCTGGACCTATACGCAGAGTAATGTGGTGATGCCCGCTGATGGTGCGCCGTTCATCTACAGCTTCAGCGCACTGAAAGAGCGCCACAATGCCGCCGAGGTCCGTTACACCGACCCGAACAACGGCTGGGAAACATCCACCGAACTGGTGGAAAACGACGCTGCCATCCGGCGCTACGGTCGCAACGTTCTGAAGATGGATGCGTTCGCCTGTACCAGCCGTGGGCAGGCGCACCGCGCAGGACTGTGGACCATCACCACCGAATTGCTGGAAACGCAGACGGTGGATTTTTCCGTAGGGGCTGAGGGGCTGCGACATGTTCCCGGCGATATCATTGAGGTCTGCGACAGTGATTATGCTGGCGTGACCGTGGGCGGACGCATCCTGTCGGTCGACAGCCTTACGCGCACGATCACGCTGGACCGTGAGGTGGAGATACCGGCAGGCAGCAATGTGGTGCTGAACCTGGTGGGCAGCAATGGCCAGCCTGTTACCGTCGCGGTCACCGCACACCCCGCCCCGGACCGCGTGACCGTCAGCCAGTTACCCGATGGCGTGGCGGAGTACAGTGTGTGGGGGCTGAAACTGCCGGACCTGCGCCAGCGGCTGTTTCGCTGCGTGGCCATACGGGAAAACGATGACGGCACGTATGCCATCACCGCCGTGCAGCATGTTCCGGAGAAAGAGAGCATCGTGGACAACGGGGCGAAGTTTGATCCGTTGCCCGGAACCAGCATCACGAACACACCGCCCGCCGTGCAGCATCTCACCACGGAGATTCTGGCAGAGGACGGACAGTATAAGGCGCGGGCGCGCTGGGATACGCCGCGCGTGGTGAAAGGCGTTAACTTCTCCCTGCGTCTGACGGTGAAAGCGGAAGATAACAGCGACCGCCTGGCCAGCAGCCTGACTCTGAGCGAAACGGAGCACACCTTCCGCAACTTGTCTCCGGGACGTTACACCCTTACCGTCCGGGCAGTGAACAGCCAGGGCCAGCAGGGCGCCCCCGCCAGCACGGATTTCAGCATTGCTGCGCCGGCTGTACCGTCTTATGTTGAGCTGACCCCCGGCTATTTCCAGATAACCGCCACCCCACGCCAGGCGGTATATGACCCCACGGTGCAGTATGAGTTCTGGTTTACGGATACGCAGGTTGCCGATATCCGCCAGGTGGAAAGCGATGCGCGTTATCTCGGCACGGCGCTGTACTGGATTGCGGCCAGCAGCGGTATCAAACCCGGCAAGGACTATTACTTCTATATCCGGGCCGTGAACCAGGTCGGGAAATCGGCGTTCGTGGAGGCTAAAGGCCAGGCCAGCAATGATGCGGCGGGCTACCTGGATTTCTTCAAAGGGGAAATCACCGAAAGCCACCTGGGGAAAGAACTGCTGGAGAAGGTGGAGCTGACGGAAGACAACGCCAGCCGGCTGGATGAGTTTTCGAAAGAGTGGCAGGACGCGAACGGCAAGTGGAACGCCATGTGGGGCGTGAAGATAGAGCAGACCGAAGACGGGAAGCACTATGTGGCGGGTCTGGGCCTGAGTATGGAGGACACGGAAGAGGGAAAGGTAAGCCAGTTTCTGGTAGCCGCTGACCGTATCGCGTTTATCAATCCGGCTAATGGCAATGAAACTCCCGCCTTCGTGATGCAGGGTGACCAGATATTTATGAACGAGGTATTCCTCAAATATCTGACAGCGCCGAGCATCACCAGCGGCGGAAACCCGCCGACCTTTACGCTGACGCCTGACGGCAGGCTGACTGCCCGTAATGCGGATATCAGCGGTCATATCAGCGCGAACTCTGGCGCTCTCAACAATGTGACAATTGAGGAAAACTGCACCATCAAAGGGACGCTCCGGGCCGAGCGCATTCTTGGGGATATTGTTAAGGCAGCGGGCAGGGAGTTTCCTTACTTCCGTATACCCAACACAGGTGAAAAACGGTACGCCAACGGGACGCTGACGGTCGTGATTGACGATGATCAGTCTTTTGACCGACAGATTTCCATTCCTGCTATTGCCTTTCAGGGTGCAGCGTATAACAGCCAGACCAGTAACGACATATGGGATGCCTGTACGCTGATTGTCAGGAAAAACGGGGTGGAGATATACAACGAGACAAGCATAGGTGTACCGGCCGTTTTTTCGCAAACACTGGATATGCCAGCCGGTAGCGGAAGGATGACGCTGAGCTTCAGCGTCAGTACTCGCGGCAACGGCAGCGGCTGGCCACATTCCAGAATCAGTGACCTGCTGGTTATTGTGACGAAAAAGTCATCAGCCGGGATAACAATAAGTTAATGACAGAACCGCCTCCGGGCGGTTTTTTTATGGAGGTACTATGCCGGTACTCATATCAGGCATTCTCAGAGATGGTGCGGGAAAACCCGTACAGGACTGCACCATTCAACTGAGTGCTAAGCAAACCAGCCCGACCGTTGTTGTGGAGGTGACTTCATCCACTCTTACAGGAGCGGACGGTCACTACAGCATTGAGGCTGAGCCGGGTTATTACACTGTTTCACTGTTGCGGGAAGGTTTTCCTCCCTCAGTGGCAGGCGACATTTACGTGGCCCCGGCCGATGCGCCGGATACCCTGAATGCATTTCTCGATGCGCCAAAGGATGCAGACCTGCGTCCGGAGGTGATGAAACGTTTTGAGGAAATGGTAAACCGCGTAGTGGATTTGAGCGGTGCAACAGAGAAGGATCGGGAACGCGCCGAACAGGCCGCACAGTCAGCAGAGCAGAGTAAAGACGCGACAGCGTTGTCTGCAACGGCTGCGGCAGAGTCACAGCGCCAGGCGGCACTATCTGCGGATGCTGCTGATGATTCTGCCCGGTCTGCTGCAGATAATGCCCGACAGACAACGCAGAACGTTCTGGCCAGCAGTGCAGATGCTGACAGTGCGGCAAAGTCGGCACAGACAGCGACGGAACAGGCCGGAAAGGCAAAGACCGCCGCTGATGCGGCACAGAAGGCGCAGCAGGAGGCAGGCGCTTCGGCACAGTCTGCAGCAGGGAGTGCCAGAAGTGCATTTGCGTCAGCACAAACAGCGGGTGAGCATGTCGGTAATGCAGTCGCATCTGAAACCTCAGCGCGTGAAAGCGCCCTCATGGCTACACAGGCTGCAGAACAGGGGGATAACAGCGCTGCAGCTGCAGCGCTAAGTGAACTGCATGCCAGGGAGTTCAGTGAAAAGGCTGCTAAATCAGAGACTGAGGCAGCAGGCAGTGCACAATCGGCTTCCTTAAATGAAGCATCAGCATTGCAGGCTGCGAAAATTGCTGAGAACCAACAAAATGCAGCCACTGAGAGTGCCACTCGCGCAGAGCAGGCCAGAGATGAGGCCCTGACGCTGCGCGATGAAGCTCAGGAAGACGCCCTGAATGCCCGGAACAGCGCACAGGCTGCTGCTGCCAGTGAGAAAGAAAGTGGGCAGGCAAGGGATAAAGCACAGCTTCTTGCTGAACAGGCCAGAAGTTCAGCCTCAAAAGCCGCCGCTGATACCATTAAAGAGATACAGGAAAGTGAAGACCTCAGTGGTCCGCCAGGTCCGCAGGGACCGGCAGGTGCAAAAGGTGAAAAGGGGGACAAGGGAGACACGGGATTAACGGGGGCAACAGGATCAATTGGCCCTGTAGGTCCGCAGGGACCGGCAGGTATAAAAGGGGATAAGGGAGATAAAGGGGATACTGGGTTAACTGGACCACAGGGACCTGCAGGCGCTAAGGGTGCAACAGGAGCTACTGGACCACAAGGACCAGTAGGTGCAAAGGGAGCAACAGGCGCTACGGGACCGCAAGGGCCGCAGGGACCAGCAGGCGCACCAGCGGGTGCACTTCATGCTGTAGGTACATTTGCGCTTGCATATATGCCATCGCCTGGAGGGGCAGGTACTAATCCAGGTACAAGTTATTCGGGGGGAAGTTTACTGGCGTGTGGAATTATCAGCAACAGAGATGGTAAAACGTCGTTTTGTATTATGAATCGTAGTGGAAAATATACTTTGCCGGGTACATGGCGTTCGTGTGGAATTGCAACCAATTCTGCTGAAGGTCTGGCTGGGTCTATTTTGGAGTTCTATGCAGGCCTTTTTCAGCGAATTTCATAGCAGGAGATTGTATGAATATTGAGGACATTCAGGCTCCTGAGTGGGCGAATAAAGAACATACAGCGATTAACTGCAGGGTTAAATTTGCAGAGTTTGATGCGTTTCTGCCTTTCACTGCATGTCAGAATGATTTTGAGGAGCATGGACGCCGTATCTACAGCGAGCTTGAATCAGGAAAGTATGGACCTGTAGCCCCTTTTATTATGACTGACAAGATGGTGGAGGATTTACGAAATCAGAAACTGACTGAAATCAACAACTGGAGGGACGTTCAGGAAAACGCCAACATTATTTTTGAATTTGATGGTCAGCGATGGGATGGAGGCAAAGCATCGCAGGAGCGTCTTGCGCCCGTGGTTATGGCTGGCAGTGCAGGACAGTTACCGGAAGGATTCTTCTGGACGGATGCGGATAACCACGATGTTCCGGTGAATTTTGAGTTCCTGCAACAACTGGAGACAGCGATGGTGCAGGCAATGGTAATGCACGGCTTCAGAGTTCACGAGCGGCAAAGGCAGATGAAATCGGAGGTAGCGTTACTTACAGATGTTAATGCCATTGCTGAATATCCAGTTGGCTGGAGTGAGAGGAAGTAATGTGCTGGTTCACCTTTCTAAACGTCTAAATTGTATTAGCTCAGATTTGACCTGACACAGCTATGGCACAGACCTGAACCTAATGTGACAGGCAGGTCTGTGCCAATAGGAGACGCTAGTGACATTATGCTATGTTAACGTATTGCACTAATCCATATTTCGATGGTCAAGATATATGAAAGTCAGTCAACTCAAAATCATATCTCACAATGATATATTACCTGCTCTTTTAGGAAGAGTGTTCCATGTTACGCCTGAAAATAATATGTCTCTCATAAAACAGTCCGGCGCTTTGATCCCAAACTCGGAATTATTGCAGATGTCAAGATTTGGAAACTCATCAAATGGTTTTTTCAGACGGCGCAACTGTGTTTCCTTTTTTGACTACAGATGTTATGGGACTAAGCATTGGGAAGAACATGCCTATAAATGTTTTCCAACTCAGTTTATAAAACATGTGCCTAATGATAGAATTTCAATACTATTTCTTCATGAAAGCAAATTCGATAAATTGATCCCCTGGACTGCATGGAAAGAAGAAGAGGCATGGAGTGATAGGGTGGTTCCATACGTTGAAACTGGATATAAAGGCATAGTCTCCTTAAGTGAGATTACTGAAGAGTTAATTGTTGGGTTTGACTGCTAGCAAAGTCAAAAAATCGCTAACGAATGCAGAAGGTACCTACTTATGGACCGGTCTTTTATGGTCTGCTTGCCGCTATCTTTAGGCTCATTAAGTGAGACTTTTCGATGACTCCCATTCCGTCTTGTGTATTCGATGTATATGCCTTATCGCTTCCCCGAGGTCTGGGATTTGGGGATGATCCTCCAGTTAGCGCTTGGGGTAGTCATGATCATGTCACAGTCTGTGCACTGACACGTAATTGTCACAGCGGAAAGCATGGCATTCTTATAATGCGGCGTCGTGAGGACGATGTATGGGCAGTGCTACGCTGGGAGTCAGATTCATATAGTGAAGAAGAGGCTTTCACAATTATACGTGAGGCATGCGATGAATCTGCGAGTCGCGTCCCTTTGCCTCCGGGTACACGCAGGCGCGCACCGCTTTGGGATGTTGAAGGTAGACAACCAAGTAACATATTCACACTACTTGGACATCCTTGTAGAGCACCTGGCGCATGGATGCTTAATCAATTGTATCTTGCAATGCCAAATCCGGATACTCACTGGGCAAGAGAGTGCCAGACTGATAACTTTCATACACGTATTTGGGAAGCCATGCTCCTGGCCAGTTTCCGTGAACAGGGGTTGTTAGTCACTCAGGAGTACCCCTCTCCTGATTTTCACGTAATAAACAGGTCAGGTGGAGAAGCCTGGATTGAAGCTGTGACAGTTAATCCATCGGACCGTTACGACCATGCCAGGGCTGAACCTCTGACGTTTCCTTTAAACCGACAAGACAGGGTATCGGGAATTGCGGCTGAACGTTATGCGCGGACCCTAAGGAATAAACTGCGCAAGAATTACACTAGTCTCACTCATGTCGAAGGAAAGCCGTTTGCCATTGCTATCGCGGACTTTCACGCTCCCGGTTCAATGATGTGGAGCCGTGAGGCTCTAATTACCTATCTCTATGGATTTTATGGAAGAGAAAAAGAAATAGATGGGAAGGTTGTGGCTGTAGCAGAAACTGTCGACTGCCTCAAAAGCGACCCCAAAATCCGTGCTGGTTTATTTAATTCACACGATAACATTGCTCTCTCGGCGGTTATTTTTTCTAATTCTGCGACTTTATCCAAGCTGAGCAGAGTACCTGTTTCTTCCGGCGCCTTGATCAAAGGCTACCGGTACATAAGGATTGGTGAGTTCGCTAATGACTCGGCGGGAGCCTTACGTGGCATCCCCTTCAGTATGGATGTAGCCAGTGACCAATATCGTCGTCTTTGGGAACCCTATAGTTATGAACCATGGACTTCAGAAATTGAAATTTTTCATAACCCAAACGCGGAAAATCCTATAAATTCTACGCTATTTCCAGAGGCCACGCATTGGCTTCCAGTTAACGGTGAGATAATTTGCAAACGCTTTTTCAAGCAAAGCATTTTAAAAAGCCAAACCATTATTCAACACGCAGATGATCCAGTTCCTAATGCAAATAGCCTCACGTTTCAGGAAACTTATGAGGCAGACGATAAATTATTTGACTGACCTGCTTGATTCGCACAGAACGCTGTTAGCAATGTCCGCTCCTCGCTCACAGCGGACCTTCAGCTCAGTTACCTGGTCCGCTTCGTGCTATTAGCGGAAGTTGTCAATAACAAGTCTTAGTTGAACAACGGGGAGCTGGTCAGTATTTCTGCTCATCACTTTCGCAGACCAAACCGTATATAATTATGAGGGAATAAAGGTTTAATCATTATTTTATCATTAAAAATAAATAGGTTAGGTGATATGGCGATGACATCGTAGATATTATCGACAATGAGTTGTAGATGGGTTCTGAACACGGGTACATTCGCATCATCCGCTATGACAAATACAGTTTCATTGCCTAAACCGCCCCCGTTAAACATATCATGACTAAGTTCATAATCGCTGAAGTCCATTTCCGACCATCTGAGATTACCGCTATGCCATGGATATTGATGAAAAATATCCATTATCGCGCTCAAATCATCCCCTTCCACAACATTAAAATCTGTCTTGAGCAGTTCCTTACATTCCTCAAACAATGTCATGTCCACTCCCTATAGGCTTTATGGCTGTATATTTTATCATAACCTCCCTGGAGGATTGTCTAAAGGAATTACGAACTTCTGCTCCTCGCTCAAAGCAGCCTGTCAGATTTGATTGTGTGCTGCCAGTGAAAACCGTCAGATCAAGTCTGAGTTAATACATCAAAATGCGTGTAACCGCTAATCACTTAATACAACCATCTATGGAGTATCCAACCTGATTTGAAGACTTGGTCGCGGAGTTACTTGTTTTCCTCAAAGCCCACGCACGTGGGTACTAGTGCTTCAGTCCTGAACCAGCCACATATCAGCCTCTTCAAACATTTCCTGAACAGTACGGTTTATCTGTTCTTTCTCATGCTTGCTGGCGTCAGTGTTGATCGCCGGCAGTGTCATCATCGGTTTAACCCGAACATCAGCATCGGGGAAGATCCGGTGAACCCTCCTGGTCAATTCGCCCAGAATGATATCTTTTGCACCGGGCAGACCATCAAAAATCCTTTCGTCATAAACTTGTTCTATGAACTTATAAGTGATGTGAGAATGGCAGAGCCTAATGTTCGTCCGATAATGTGAATTGCTGAAACAGTATATGTTCAGGATGCGGTCTGGATGCTATTTTTTCCCTGAAGCGGAAAACATCACAACAGTACCTTTAACCCTAGTTTTAACATTCTCGAAATGCTCTGAGAGTATTTGTTTTAACCCTTCATTGGAATCTTCGGTGTTTGAAAAGATGCCTTTCTGATTGTAAATGCTCATCAGTTTTTGACCGAAGCTGTTATGCACAACGCCGTCACCAACAATTGTGGCTCCATACAAAGTACCATCGTCTGTTAAGGCCTGCGCCGCATTGCGTATTACACCGGTTTTTGTCGATATATTTCCAGGCAGGCAGTGAAGAAGGTAAAACATTGAAATGGAATCAAATTGACCATGCAATGACGCGGGATAAGGTTCAAAAACATCATGGCAAATTTTATGTTGAATTTTTGACTTTCCAGCCCTTATTGATGCAGCGCTCAGGCTAGCTTCGTTCAAATCCATTAGAGATATCAGACTACTCTCAGGTGCGTGAGTAAGGTAAAACCCAGTTCCAACACCAATATCCAGATGGTTGTTACCTAAATGTTCCAGAAAGTGTGGAAGAAGGTATTCCTTTGTAGAACATCTCCATGCAAGCCGATTTGATACACCCAAAACCCACCAGTCATAAAGTTTTAGTGTGAGTGGTGTGTAAATTTTAGCCCCATCATCTGTGTTTTTTTTCATTGATTTCATCCTGTTATAGTTTTATTGGTGAATTAAATCAATAATGACGATGAATTACAAGGGGTTAAATGATGCCACGACGCAGCGATATTGAAATAGCTTGGTATGCTTCGATACAGCAGGAACCAAATGGCCGGAAGACCGTCACTACACAGCGGTTTGTCCAGGAACTGAGCAAGGTTAACTGGAACTGGACAATGAAGCAGGCCAACGAATGGATCGAGTGGTATGTGACAACATTCCGCGATGTATCAACGCAGGAAGGCGAGAACCGTACCTTTCAGCTGTTCAATCCAAACGGAGGACTATAGCCATGGACTTCCCTTCACCTGCCAGTGATTACGTTGAAAAAAGGATTTCGCTCGATTAGCAGTTTATCAGCCAGCCCGCAACGACTTACTTCATGCGGGCATCGCGTTCACATTTCAGGGAAGGGATAATCCAGGGAGCGCTGCTTGTTGTTGATGCATCACTATCTCCCTGTGATGGCTCGCTGCTGATATGTGCGATAGACGGAGAATTCAGGATCAAGCGATACCGAACTCACCCTCAGCCCCACCTGATAAATCTGGAGAATGGAAGAAGGGAAGTGTTGCCAGTAGATGATGGCGGTTACAGTTCTGCACCCGCTATATTCGGGGTGATCACGTACATCATTAATGATGCCAGAAACGCGGAGTTTGATGACTGCCCGGTTATGTAGATAAAAACAAATCCATGAGAAAGGGTAGTTATGCTTATTTGGTGGTTATTTAACCACTCATTACTTTGTTGGTATTTAAGTTAAAAATATTAGATATCAATCACAAAGATCTAATGACAACCATCTTTGTAATGACTATAAAGTTACCCACTCGCTAGGGATAAAGCGTATCCAATATGCATTGCTGTGTAATTACGGGGTCTGTTGATGTCACCAGACCCCGTCTTTTCATCATCGACTACACACAGCTGCTATCCTGCTATGCGAATTCTAATTTGGGCGGGGTTTCTCCCCAGTAATTCCCCAAAGTTTCCCCATGTAAAAGACAGGCATAAAAAAACAGTCGTAACAGGCTGGTTCTTAGGGGATTTTGGTCGGCACGAGAGGATTTGAACCTCCAACCCCGACACCCCATGATACCGACTAAAAACCGCACCGTTGCTGGTGGTAGGTACTATTCGTAGGTATAAACAAATCGTGCTTTTTTAGTAAGGTTTTCTCTATGTGTATCAATGGCTTAGGTGGTATTTTCTTCCCTTGCAATTAAGCTTATTAAGCTCAGACCAGATATCCTGGTTGTTCATGACAAAACAAAACCAAATATTTCATTCGAGCGAACAGTGAATCATTTCATCAGCTGGATATGACTAACCGCTCATATTGAAACCAGACTTTTTAAAATCACGATAGACTTCCAGATTGGTAAAGGCCGGAAACTTAGCTTTCTTAGCAGCTAGTTTTACCGCCTCGCAGTAATCTTTATTACCGTTGCTTGTTGAAATGTTCGAAGCAGTTCCATCCTGTGCAAATTCTATATGCAATCTACATTTCTTTCCTTTCCAGCTTTGTGGATCGGTTAGGTTGGAGTTTATCGCTTCCCTAATTGCCCGAGCTTGCTCGCCCCATTCATCTTGATCATCCCATTTACCCGAGCTACAACTTCCTAATGCCGTAGTTTTATGGCAGCCTGGTGGATGCAATGGTACGCAACCCGTTACTAGGTAGACTACAGCCGAAAGCATGATTATTTTCTTTACTATTGTCACTCTATCACTCCTTGAATTTTAAATTATTTATCAAAAATTCTGTTGCCAACTTCTTCATTCTTGAGTGTATTTACAGCATGTTTTATAACTTCACCATCTGAATGATACAAACCCTTTGGATTGGTCACTATATTTCCATACACTTTTTATCACTTAGCCCATCACTGGTACGCCGCAATAGATATTCCCGTGGCGAGCGATAACCCAGCGCACTATGCGGATGCCATTCGTTATAGTGCTCGAACGCCCCCGCAAGGTTCTTCGCTGCTGTTAACCCGTCAGGTTTCGGCATGATACTGATGTAGCCACGCTTTATCGTTTTCACGAAGCTTTCTACCAT